AACCTTGGCACGACATTGCCGTTCTCTCGAAAGTTTCTATTTGCTCATCTATGCCTCGCTCCAACTCCGCAACGAAGGCGTCGAGGGTTTGGTTGCAAGCGTGTCTCAAGGCTTTTTTATTGTACAAAGTTTCTCCTTGCTTCCCGCTTTCTATCCATGCTGTTGGTATTTGTATTTCCTCACTCATACCTTACTTCTTCGCCTCCCAAAGTAATGCACCGTTGCGGAAAAGTTTAGCTCCTGACGCTTTACAAAATTTGCTCACTGTCCATCCATTAAGCTCACAATATTCCTTCCCGTTTGCATATTGAAAATACCCTGTTGAGTCTGGGTCACTACAGACAACCCATCGAACTGCCGATTGTGCTAATTCACTGCGATATTCAATAATATCTCCAAATTTTATCTCCGGCATCGGGTTCTCTTCGATGCGTTCTAAATAACAGATTTCGGTTTCATCACTAAAACCTTTCCCGATTATTATCTTTTTAAACCTCTTCCCATCCGAATCGCGCGTGTAGGTTTCTGTCATGATTTCTCTCCGTTTAATGACATTTGAAGGGCAATTTGTCCTTGTTCGTTAATCTCATTAACTAATGCTGAAATTTGTTTTACTGAAATAAAATCAACTTTTTGCATATAAATATCATCGACATCTAATTCTTGTTTTTTATTGAATTTTATTAAACTTATCGTGACTTGATACCAACTTTCTGATTCATCCATATTTCTTCTCCTCACTCGCGCTCATGGGTTAGTCCTTTTAACTAAAGCATTAGCCTTACAAACTGTTTCTAGTGCTTTATAATTTGCATTGACCGTTAGCATATTAACGCCAAGAACAATCAATAAGATCCATCCAAGCCCTGCTACTGGAATTAACCACGGTAATATTTTTTCTTCGCTCACTTCTTCCCCCTTTTCTTTTCCTGCATAAATTCTGCAAGGTTCTGAGCAACATCAACTAATGTTCCCAACAATTCCGATATAACATCTTCTAGCATCTTAATTCGCTTATTCGCTGCCCTCACGTTTCTCATTGTGCTGTCAGTAGCTTGTCTTTTCTTTTTAGTTTTCACTTAACCCCCTGCAATCATCCTCAATCTCTTGTTTAATATCTTTCTTTTCTAAACATTCTAAGCAAAGACAATTACCTGATAGTTTATACTCAAAAGCGTTTTCTAAATCGTATTCAAATTCCATGTTGCAAATGTCGCAATTTTCCATTTTCTACCTCTTATTTAACTTCTGTTCTTTTCTATTTAAACGTATGCATTTATGTGCTTGGTCTAGCGTTCTTTTTAATGTCGGCAATCCTACATCTGGGAAGTTTACAAACTGCTCAGTTAAAATCTTTTCAACTTCGTTATAGTATGGGCTAAAAGTTTGCATTACGTTTAATGGCTCTGGCTTTTCTCTATGATCAGCGTTAAAAGCCGTATGCATAATTTCATGCCTATAAACTTCCGCTGATGCGTGTCGTCTTACTTCTTTAAACATATTAACTTCTGTTGCGTTTACTACTCCTAAGGATAAAAATGGGCTACCTCCCCAACAAGTTCTAAAAGCTATTCCTCCAGTAAGCCATGAACCACCGTGGTAGTAGTTAGCCCCTACCGGTGGATTGATAAACATAGCAACTTCTTTTCTCTTCCATGCTCTAGTCTCTACTCTATGACGCTCTAAATACTCGTTAGGGCAGCAAGCACCATTTTCAAAACCTACGATACGATAACAGTTTGTATAATCTCTTTCATGAGGAACTACTGTTTCTGGAATAACCTCAAACCTATGACTAAACCTTACAGGCAATAATCTCTCAGTTCTACGAATCGCAATCCGATGCATACTCCTTGCCCAGTCTAGGGACACAGCTTGATAGCCAGGTTTATAGTAAGTTCTAAAGGGAACTACGATTCGTGATTCTTTAGGAGCTGCAAATCCAAGCGTAGGAAAACATAAATATATCAAACCAAATATCAAAGCCCATAGAATTATCGTTGCTATTATTGCTATTCTCATTTTTTTTATTCTCCCCTCACTATTTTTAAAATCGGTGTAGTTTTACAGTCTCTCTCTATTCGCTCTAGTAGCTCTTTTACCGTTCGTTGCGAAAGTCTAAAACAAGCACTTAAAGCTTGAATAGCTTCTTCAGCGTCATGCTTTTCGCACATTTGATAAGTTACTAGCGTTACGTGATGATTAAATAGATCGCGATACATTTTTTTTAACTCCTCGATAAATCTTTCTTGAGGGGTTAGTTCTTGAAAATCTGCAACGCGATCCATCTGCATTAACTCTTTCTCTCTTCTTAGTTCTTCAAGCTTATCGCTCATTTTGTCCCGATATAAAAACAACTTGCTAAGATTAAAAAAGCGATAATTAGCAAAACTATATCAACTCGCTTTCGCATCTTTAGCCTCTTTTTTCTTATCCACAGCCTTCTCTTTACTTGTATTATTTTCAACTTTGGCTAACCTTTGATTAAAATTATTTAGAACCTGCTGAATGATTGCGAAGTTTTTATCCGCTTTTTCTTCAAAAGTTGAAGCGCAACCTATAAGACCAATTAAAATAATTAATACTAGCTTTCTCATCTTCTCTTTCCTTTATTAAATTCCACCCGTTCATCAGTTGAGCCGTCATCATAGATATTAGTCTCACCGATTAGAATAGTTTTTTTGTTAAGCCAGAATTCCTTATAGAAGTTATAGCCGCAAACCATCACGGCTATTGCCCCTACAATGATAAGATTATACACCAAAGCCCAAAAGGCTTTGTATGCAGTAAAGAAGGGATCATGTTGCTGCTCCATTAGTATCTCTCCATCTTACGGTTATCTTGTTGCTCAACATTCATGCCCTTACGGTCTAACGCATGATCATACTGCATAGCGCCTGCCGATACTTCAAAGCCTGAGTTTGATTCAATCTGCCAGGTGCCGAGCGTTATCTTTTTGGCTCCTGTAATTTGCATACAACCACTTAAAACAATCGCTAACCCAACTACTAGTATTTTCTTTTTCATATTCATTTCTCCTAGTTAAACCTATATCCTTTTTGTTCTGCTGCTTTTTTAATTCGATCAGGGATTTTAATTTCAGGTAGTTTCCTACATTCTTTTCTAAATCGCGCTAATCGAATTAAAAACTTTATATCGTTTGATTTATTGTATTTCATTTTCTATTGAATCCTGCCAAATTTGATATTCCCAATCTTCTAAAATCTCTATCTCTTCCCATCGATTTAAAGAGTTTAGAAAGTCGTTTAACTCATAGCTTGTTATTTCATCTAGTTCGTTTATATCCATAATTTCCTCCCAAGAAACTATCGACATAATACACAAACTAATAAACCATGTAAACAGAAAATATTTACATAAGTTATTAAATATTTACTAAATCCCCTCTAATTTCGACTTGAGCCTCATTATTTTGCGTATTTTTAAAGGTCAATTTTAAAACCTCGTAATATTTGCCTTTCTTTATCACACTTATAGTTTCTGGATCTTTTAGCTCATCCTGCCTTTCATACGCTATCTCGGTACAGCTTGGAGCTGGCGCATAACCCCCCTTCTCCATCCACTTCTTTTTAGCCATAGAAGCAGAATACCCCCCATGATTAAAGCAAAGATAATCAGTGAACGTTCCCCCGTCGGTATAATAATGAATCTTTAGCATTTGAGGTTTATCAGGCTTTTCATGCAACAACGCTCTAAAGCCTTTAACGTTATACGTTTCAACTTGGCTTAATATAGATTTTTCGCTTGGTTTTGCTTCTAAAATAAAAGAGCTTTCTGGGAACTCATAGCCACACACACAAAGTTTAGTTTTAATACCTACAATTGCCCCGCAATCGGCGCATTTTTTAGCTGGAAGTTTTCCTACTTCTGCCCTATTACTCTTTCCTTTTTTTATCTGGATTAAATCTACAGGCCCATGAGTCTCGATATTATTTCCATAATCAAGCACCAGACAGTTATACTTACCAGAGCAAGTCCTAGAGCCCCTTCCCACCATCTGAATATAAAGGCTTGCACTTTTTGTAGCTCTAAGAAGTCCCACCAAGTCGACACCAGGATAATTAAAACCAGTAGTAAGAACATTAACATTGCATAAAGCTTGTAATTTTCCATTTTTAAACTCCTCAATTTTTCTGTCACGCTCAAACGCTACCATCTCACCAGTGATATAATCGCTTGCAATCCCCAGCTCTTTAAACTTATCGCTCACTAGCTTTGCATGGTTAATCCCTGAGCAGAATATAAGCCAGCTTTTCCTTCCTTCTCCGTTTTTAATTATCTCAGTGCAATGTTTTGTAATTAGCTGGTCTTTTGCAAACGCTATCTCTAGATCCACGCTATTAAAATCAAAACCTGACATTTTAACGCTTGATAAATCAACAGACTCTTTAGGCTTTGAAATAAGCGGGCAAAGATAGCCTAATCTTATTAATTCTCTGATTGAGATATCATAAACTATGTCGGTAAAAATAGATCCATCACTTACTAAAGAGCCTTGATCCATTCGCATGGGGGTTGCTGTAAAACCAACAATCTTCACCGCGCCCAACCCTGATATAAGTTTTTGATACATCGAGTCTGCATCTTTAGATAATAAATGAGCCTCATCAATTATCAGCATACCAACGTCTGAGAATATTTCAGGTTTTCTAAAGATTGATTGAACCGAGGCAAAGGTTATATTTCTAACCCTTTTAGAGCCTAACCCTGCTGAGTAAATCCCAATCGCTTCATTAGCCATTATCTTTTGAAGCTCTTTTGCGTTCTGCTCTATAATTTCTTTTACGTGGCTTACAATAAGAAACTTAAAATCAGGTTTATATTTTTTAATTGATTCGATTAGTAACGCAATCAAAAAACTTTTCCCTGACCCTGTAGCTGCTACAACAAGCGGATTCCCTTTACTAGTTTTAAAATAGCTCCAAATCTCTTTGATACACTCGGTTTGGTAGGGTCTAGGTTTCATTATAACCCCATCAACTTTTTAAACGCTTCTCTGGCTTGCAACGGAACCACTGCATTACCGAGTCCTCTAATTCTGTCCACCCTAAAGGATACCCCATTAGCCACTCGATCCAATAAACATTCAGGTTCATCTTCCTTTCTAAAGGAATTTTCAATTTCATCTTGAGGTATGATTCTAGGTGTGGAGATTCTCGTTTCCGTTCTGCTGGACAATCCGCTTTGTATCCTAGGGCTAGAATTGTGGGCAAGTAACCACCATCTGTTCCTAATTTGTGGCGCCCCCACTTCACTGGCAGCGAGAAACCCATCCCTGCAATTGTAGCCAATCGCCTCAAGCTCGCCCCTGACGCTAGGCACATATTTTCTGATTCCTGGCACATTTTCGAAGAATACGAACTTAGGTCTACATTCTCGAACAAGTCTAACTGCTTCCAGATATAAAATTGTTCGCTTTCCTTCCATGCCTTTTCTAAGACCTGCAAAACTAACATCCTGGCAGGGGAATCCCCCATAAATGATGTCAACACTAGGCAACATTCCTGCGTGCAGAGTTTTAACATCATCCCAGATTGGCGCGATTGGTAGCTGCCCTTTAGACATTCGTGATAAGAGCACAGCCCTTGCGTATTTTTCAATTTCACAATAGGCAACTGGTTTGACCCAATCTGCCAAGGCGTAACTGAGCCCTCCGATTCCGCTAAATAAGTCCAAGCCATTAAGCATTTATATCCTAAATAAAAAGCCGATCATTAACTTGCTCGGCAAACACAATAGTTCATACGAACCAAATCTTTAACAAGCTACTTCATAAAGTCTGGTAGCTCTTCAGTCTCATCATTTGCAGCTCTATCTTTTGGCTTGCTTGAATAAAACCCTTTAATCTCGTTTCTTTCAGCGTAGCCTTCACTTGGTTTTGATTTTCCTACTTTGATAATCAAAGGCAAATCGTGCAGCTCTGAGCTATCAGCGGGTAATCCTTTTAACCCCATCGCTAGATAACAACTCTTTAATTGTCCTAGTCCAATTTGCTGAGCTTTCTCACTAGCGTTTTTAATATTGAAGTTATGAAACACTAAACGTCCTGCATACTTCTCATCAAAAATAGTGAATGTTGCTTTTAGCATTTCACCCGTTCCAGCTTTTGTAGGCACAACTTCGCTTTTTGTCATAATGGCTAGATATTTCCCGTCCGGAAGCAATGCGTATTCCCCCGTTCCCGACTCTTCTACACCTTCCATATCAATGTCTATTAAGTTTCCGCTCATATTTTATTTTCCTTTTCTTTTTCTTTGTTTTTCTTTGTTTCTGCTAAATTCCCTCCACTACTTTTATTAAGTGCTGGATAAAGAACCTCTGCAAAATTTGACCAACTAAATGGTATTGAATCAGGCAATCCATAGCTATTTTTAGCTTCAAACGCTGCTTTTTTCTTCAAAAACAACACTGATTCTCCTGACCCCTTGGCCTTCCCGTCGTTTGTGACAATTCTGTAATCAGCGAATCCAATTACATCGCAAAACTCGTGAATCTTTGACGCTGCTTTTTTATGAAGGTCTAGATCATATATATCGTACGCTTCTCTTGTTGGATCGTTGTATCTTTTAACCGCACAGTGAGCTAAAAGAATAACCATCATTTTTTTATGAGAGTTTAAATATTGAAGTCTTGGCAATACGTCATCATGCCAAACTTTCTCAGCAAAGTTATAACCACGTTGATAAGGAAATACTTTTAAATCTCCCATATCTTTAGCTCCTTGTTCTTTGCAGATATGAGTAAAGATTAACTGCTCAAGCCAGTCTAACGAATCAAGAACCACTGTTTTATATTGAGTATCGTTTTTAATTAAAAAATCCATACAATCAATCACAGCTTGGTAATTTCTGCATAATTCAAACGCTTCAACTCCTAAATGGTCTAGCCTATCTTCTGTTGGAATAAATATTGGAGATGGAGCTAGGCTTGCAAACGTTGATTTTCCAATCCCGTGTTGACCATATATGCAGATTTTAGGTGGCTTAGTTATTGAGGTTTTTATTATTTTCATTTTAATCCTTTTCTTAATTAATATTTAGTGTTTACATATTACACCAATTAATATATTATGTAAATATAAATTGTCAACAAAGGATATTAAAGTTTATGGATTTAGAAACGATATACAAAAGATTAGGTGGGGTAATTACGATAATGAAGGATCTTAACTTGCATCAATTCACTGTTGAAAGATGGAGAGTTCAGGGGATTCCTCAAAAGCATTGGGATTATGTCACTAGAAAATTAAAAGATGTAACAGTATCGGACATTTACAATATAAATAAGAAAATTAAATCGCGCTAACCCCCAGACCCTCTAATCAACTAACGCTTTTTTATAAGGGGTTTTTATGGGCAATTTGTCCGGTTTAATAGATTTTCGCTTAAAAGAAGAGCTTCTTGAGGCTTATGAGCATTTAGGGGTCTTTACCCCCGATCTCTATCCTCATATAGCTCCAGGACAACTTTTAAGTTTTAACGATATAATCTCGTGTTCCCTGCCTGAGCCTGATCAGGTTCTTCAAAATCTTTTAGACCGTGGGGATAAGATGCTAGTAGTGGGGCACTCAAAGACTCGTAAGACCTTCTTCGTTACTCAGCTAGCGTTTTGCCTTGCTTCACGCCAAGATTTTTTAGGCATCCCTACCCCAAAGGCTCGTAAGACTCTTTTAGTGCAGTATGAAGTGCAGCCAGCTCATTTTATACGCCGTGTACGCAGAATGAGCCACGCTCTAGGGCTTAAAGCAAGCGATATCAATCAGCGCCTTTTCGTTATCAACGCTAGGGGGGTATCGCTAGACTTTGATAAGATTCAAGAAACTATCAATCAAGAGGGGATTGAGGTCGTTATTTTTGACCCGTTCTATAAAATGT